ACGGCGGCTTGAGCCATTGTAGTATTCTTCGGTTTCCAAAGAAGTGAGATACTCAAACTCTTTTTCACCGATTTTCACTTTCAGCATGTAGAAGCCTCCTTAGAATTGTTAGGATGTACAGGTAACGGTTCGAACCGTAAACCCATATGGAGATGTGGCATCATAGGCGTTCAGGACAAGTACAACGTAGAAACTCCCTGAGATTCCCGACGTGTCTATGGTGTTTGTAATCGGGCCCCATGTGAACGAACCTGGACCGCCCACATTTGGAGCACGATTCCACCATTTTGAGTAATTCTTATACGTAAAAGAGTCTGGAAGTTGGTTTTGAGGATCACTCGGGATGAACGTCGAGAGGGCAAGTCCAAAATGCTCGATGCCCCACCAAGCAGCGTTATGGTCCGGGCATGTAACCGTACTCGTTCCGCCATAGGTCATGCTTATGCTTTTCAGATCTGTCACATTGACGGCTTTATTTGTGTGAATATAAATTCGACGATTGGAATTTCCGGTGTTGCCAATGTAAAGATCCAGGTAATCAGCACCAATAATGCCGTTGGCGGACCCACTTAGAACCCATTTCTTAACGGACCATCCGCCTGTGATCTCGGCGTTGTCACCCCAATTGAACAAATAGTCCGGCGCATCCTTATAGATCAGACGGCTTGTGGTTCCATCGAAGTCATAGACCTCTTTGATCTGAGAGTTTGTCGATCCGTTCCAGTCGTACAGTTTCCCGATTTCGCGACTGGTGGACCCATCAAAATCATAGATTGGCATACGATCACTTCCTCACCATGATAATGAAATTGGTATACTGCGACTGGCTCGCGCTATTTTGAACGCTGATGTTGCGAAGGAACGCTCCTGCTTCATTTACCGAACTAGCGAGAACATTTCCCGTAAACGTTCCACCAGATTTCGGCATAGCTGCTCTTGCAATACCGTCTACCGTTGAGACCCTGGCGTTCACTTGATTCACCGCACTCGGAGTTGCAGCGATACCCTGACCGGCGTTCGATCCGCTTGCTGTGGCGTCCGAAAGCTTCACATGTCCGAACTGGCTACCAGAGCCGAGACCGTAAGTAGACTTATCTGAAGAATGGGAAATCGGAGCCTTTTCTGCGATGGCTTGACCCTGCTCATTGAGCGTGTCTTCGACAAAGTCAATACGAGACTCGACCACTTTGTCCGCGCTTTTGAATGCGGCTTCCAGTTCTCCGCCGGTCAAGACGGTGAGCGGCCCGGCTGCGTTGTCGAAATCAACAGGGTCTGTGGCGTACACTTCTGGCGTAGCGAGCTGGTAAGCAATCTGTACAGGCGTTCCTGCGGCTTTTTGGGCGGCGAGGTAGGCTTTTGCAGTCTCAAGGCTGTTCCAACTTGTGTCGTGTATGATAATCTGATTGTATTGGGGTTGTCCGTAAACAACCTTATCTAAGGTGGTTGATGTGCCCGGAGGAACCAATGCGAAATGGCTGCTGATGCAAACTCCATAAGCATTAGCTTGCGATGGATCTCCCGCTGTCGTTATCCCTTTAATCGCCAATGTTTGATATTCGCTAAAGAACTGTAAATTACTTTCCGTCCCATCCAGTTCTATAGAGCCGTTCTGGTACTCCGTCAGACATATGTCCAAACCGTTCGCACCGTTGTAGGAGGTACTTTGGTAGTAGACGGTGAGGGGGTTATCGGTAAGCCACGCTTTAATTTCCTCTAATGTCTTACAGCCGGGAACGCGAATATTGATATTTGGCTGAGAAACAGATTGATTGTTTTGTAAACTAATACCAGGAGCATCGAGAGCATATGTGCCAGACACACCACCAGATGGCCTTGCTGGCAAGATATTACACCTTACTGGCTCGATAACCGCATCGTTAGTAATAGGGATATCTTCTGCTGGCACATTAAAACGACGTGAGGTCCCAACGATAGAGGCCTCACCCGACATGTTGATAATGCTGTTTTGGTCTATTACAATCCGCTTATCATAATGTCTTGCTTCTCCCCTGTCCATTCGTTGTACACACGAACTTTGACATGCTGTGGATACCATTCAAGAATTTTACCGACACGCATAGACAGGATGTCATAGCCTCCGGTTTCTTCCGGATTATCGGTCGTTTCTACCGGAACAATAGCGATACAGCCCTCGTCGAGCATCGACATGATTACGTCTTGTCGAAAAGCTCGTGCCGTTTGGTCGAGGTTTGCTTCCAGTGTCAAGCAGTTGTTCAGCTCGGATGAAACGTTTGAAACATATCGCTCGTTTTCATCCAGTCGAACATGTTGAATAGAAATAGCAGCACCGTCTAGGCTAATTCGATTGTAAACAGAAGTAACAATTGAACGCTCATTACCCCGGCTGAAACGAGTACGGTCCGGACGGTAGAAGTATCCGGGTCCGGTATCGTTGTAAGAGTGCGTAGGATCTCTGTT